TTCCTACTCGATGAGGTACTATACCAGAACGGCCTTTCGAATAGGCAGATATTCCAACTGCTCGAATCGGAGGTCGGGAAGAACACGGTAATCGCAGACAGCGCCGAACCGAAGTCGATAGACGAACTACACGGGTACGGAATGAACGTACACCCGGCGCGGAAGGGTCCCGACTCCGTACGTGCGGGAATACAGTTCTTCCACTCGAAGCCTTTGGCCGTTACGTCCCGTTCGCTGAACCTGATAAAGGAACTCCGGAACTACAAGTGGAAGGAGGACAAAAACGGGAAGAACCTCAACGAACCGGTAGACGCGTTTAACCACGCCATAGACGCGGCGAGGTATGCGGCTATGTTTAACCAGAGTAACCCGAACTACGGGAGGTACCGGATAGGATGAAAAAAAGTTAGGGAAAAGTTTGCAGAATAAGAAAAGCGCCGTATGTTTGTGGGGTCAAACAAACACACACAGACATGAGCGCACAATTCGAGACCCTCGTCGCAGAAAAGAATAAGTGGAACGACCTCCTTACGGTTTACGCTACTTCAGGAACCGCGGCACGAAAGAAATTCCCTTACACCCAAAAGTTCTGCATTCAGAAGTGGAACGAGGCACACGACAACATGGAAAAGTGGCTGAAAGGCAACTAAACCACGAAGGCCCTCCGGGGCCTTTTTTTATGCCCTAACTTTGAGGAAATCACTTCTTCCCGTTATTTCCTCGATGCGTTACCCTACCAACTGGAGCCAGCTAACCCTAGGGCAGTTACAGGTCCTTTGCACGAAGTCTACAGACCTTCAGAAGGTTTGCGCCGTTTGTGATATTTCGGAACAAGAAGCCCGCACTATTCCGATGGGCGACATCTACGAAATCCTGCACCGGGTAAACAACATTCCCGAAATCGCACGCCACGAACCTATCCTCACCCTCGAAGGGAAGAAGTACGGATTTATCAAAGACTGGGACGAGTTCACCACGGGAGAATGGATAGACTGCGAAAGCTATCAAGAAGACTTCTGGGCAAACGCGCACCGCATCATGGCCGTCCTGTATCGGCCTATGAAATACCACGTAGGCAAAGAATACAAGCTGAAGGCATACACGGCGAAAGAAGACGCTGAGCCGTTTAAGAAGATGCCCGCCGACCTCTTTTCGGGTGCCCTGCTTTTTTTTTGGAATACAAGAATCGTACGTCTACAGACTTTGCAAGCGTCTTTACTGGAGGCGGAGGAGGCGGTTCGGCACTTGCAGACAAATGGAAGTGGTACCCGGCGCTCTACCAGTTGGCGGGAGAGGATTTCCTCCGTATGGAAGAAGTCACGCAAAAGCCAATTAACGTCACCCTCCAACACCTAGCGTTCTTAAAAGACCTTGCGCACGAGTTAAAGCAAAGACGGTAATATCCTCCCTTAAGGCCCAAAATACCCCGTAATGATTACTCTAAACACCATTATAAAGCGGTTCGAAGACTTCGCAGATAACCACTTCTTTATCCGGTCCTTTTCGTTTGGGTCGCCGGAAGATGTGGACCTACAGAAGTTCGATTCGTATCCGCTCATGCACGTAGTCTATACGGGGGCTACGTACGAGGACACCACGAAAACGCTGGACTTCGAGGTATATATCTTCGACCTCCCCAGCCACTACGAATCAAAGACAGAGCGGCAAAAAGAAATAGTAAGCGACGCGGAACAATGCGCGGAGGACATCCTCGCAGACATCGCGAACGGGGGTAATATCTTCATCTTCTCGGAGGATTACGAAGTCGTAAACGCCACTGTCACCCCTCTGCAAGAAGCCGGGTCTAACGTCCTCGCGGGGGTACTTTTGGAACTGGGAATCCAACTCCCGTACGACCGTAGCGCGTGCGACGCTCCTATCGACGGGGTACAACCTGAAGGGGGCGGGTTCGTCTACGCACGGAGGGGACTTCTGCGAATGTTGACGCAGGACGGTACCGTGGATGTCCTTTCGGTGAATACTATCAAAGTAGCAAACGGGACCCTCACGAACGAAGGTAACGGGGTAGTTAGTTTAACGACTGGAGGCGGCGGTTCGCTCGAGGACCTCGATGACGTCACGATAACGGACCCTCTGGACCACGACGCGTTGATTTACGACGAAGGTTCTGCGGAGTGGATTAACGGAGCGCCTCGCGCTCTCGATATGGCAGTAATCAACGGTTCAGGGTCTGTTATCGCAAAGGGAAAGCTACTCAAGGCCATAGGCAGCCAAGGAGATAAAATTTCGGTAGGCCTGTTCGACTTGGATGTAGATAGCCGGATGTATCTGGTAGGACTTGCGGAGGAGCAGTTGGCAATCGGAGGCACAGGACACGCACGTACGTACGGGGAACTTCGGGGAATCAATACGAGCGCCTACGCCATAGGAACGATTCTATACGCTTCCGGGACGGCGGGAGAACTCTCGAGCACGGCGGGCGTTCCGGCTATCCCGGTAGCAACGGTTACACGGTCACAACAAAATACCGGACGCGTATACGTACGGACGTGGACACCCGGAAACGAAGAGCCCGCGTTCGGAACCTTTGCCGTATCGGGACAATCTAACGTAGTAGCAAACGATGCGCGGGCAACCGTTACCCTCGTTTCAGGAACGGGGGTAAATATTACCACAAACGCGACTACGGATAGTATAACGATTGCGAGCACGATTAACTCGTTTAGTAATATCGCCGTATCTGGTCAATCTAACGTGGTAGCAGACAGCGCGGGCGACACCCTCACGCTGGTCGCAGCCGGGGGGATGACTATTACTACCGCAAGCGGAACTGATACTATAACCTTTGACAGCGCAAGGCTCGATGACGACAACGTGACATTAAGCGGCACCCGGACCATTGAACTAAACGGAGAAGAGTTAATCATTACATCCTCAAGTGCGAACGTTGTTGAAATCAACGGAGGCTCGGCGGTTTTGCCAAGCACCACAATACGTTCGACAGACGGGGCCGCGGCATCATATATTAGTTTGTTCGAGGCTCCAAATAACGGGGGGGCTTATATCACTTTACAAGCACCCGCACAGCTGACCGCCAGCACGACCTTCACCCTCCCTTCCGCCGACGGGACCAACGCGCAGGTACTACAGACCAACGGCTCCGGCACGCTGTCCTTCGTTTCGCTTCTTACCACCGCAGCGACCACCACTGCCGGGGCTATCCTCGAATTGCGGGAAGGGACCAACAACGGGACCAACTACGTGCGCATTCAGGCCCCCGCTTCCCTTGCGGCAAATGTCACCTATACGCTTCCGACCGCAGACGGAACAAACGGTCAAGTACTTTCTACGAACGGAACTGGAACCCTTTCGTGGGCTACCTCAAGCGGAGGCGGAGCGAGTTACAGCGCCGTCCGTACGCAGTCGGGAACAAGTTACACCCTCGTGCTCGGAGACGCGGGCGACTACATCCAAACCACGAGCACCACGGCCGTAACTATCACCGTTCCGAACCAAGTAACGGTAACGTGGGCGGCGGATACGGAAATCTATTTCGAGCAGAATAACACCGGGCAAATCACATTCGTAGGTGCGAGCGGCGTGACCATTAACAGCAGCGAGACCCTAAAAAGTTTTGCGAGGTATTCGGTGCTCGCTCTTAAGCGGGTAGCGTCCGACGTCTGGACCTTAACCGGAGAACGCGCACTGGTATGATGTTCCTCAAGGCAGTTTCTGCGGCACGCCGCGTATATCCCGTTGTTACAAACGGCCTGAAGTTGTATCTGGATGCGTATAACATTCGCAGCTATTCGGGTAGCGGGAGTACTTGGACTGACCTCTCAAATAGCGGATACAATTTCACAATCGACGGCGCAACTTGGACGGTAGCAAGTGGCATCCGTTATTTTGAATTGGACGGCGTAAACGACAAAATATTCGGAACCAATACGACAACGTTATTTGATACCAATACAACCGGTTGGACTTGGTCAATGTGGGTCAATCACGCAACCGCGCCGCAATACCTCGACGTGCTTATTAATTCGGAGTATTTGACTGCGGGAAAGATGTCTTATTATTTTGACAACCGGAGCACAACGAGCACGGGCAACGGATGGCGCATAGGTTCATACACGGATACGAGTTTTACAGATAGAGGCGTCACATTAAATCAAACAATAACCACGAATGTTTGGCGGCACGCTTGCGTAAATTTTTCATATACAACAAGCACGTCTGGGGTATTCCGTATTTATCTCAATGGCAGTTTAGCTGCCAGCGCAACCCAAACCCTTTCGGGTGGTCTCACATGGGCAAGTTTTAATAGTTCAAGACGTCCAATTATCGGCGCTTTTGCTGAACCCGGAGGAACATTCAGCCGTTTCAATAACATTCGCGTAGGGGAGGTGCTGAACTATAACCGCCCATTAGCGGCCAGCGAGGTTTCAGACAATTACAACGCGACAAAATCAAATTACGGGCTATGAATTGGTACAAAATCTACCTCAAAGAGGAACTATCGAACGTCCCTTGGAACTTGTTTGTGCAGAGCGTACGCTGGAACTTGGCATGCACGGAGTTCATCCTGGAGTACAACGTGGAACCTGAAGATAAAACCGGCGTGCTGACTCGCGACGAAGCGGCGGCCTACACGAAAACAAGCGACTGGGATAACGGCGAACCGTGGGCATCGATGTACAATGGCGAAGGCTAAACCACAAGCGCAACCGCTCCGGATAGAACGCAGTATCTCGCGTCCGGGGGTACACGCAAAGAAGAAGCAGGGAACCCACAAAGCAGGGAAGAACTGGAAGAAACCCTACCGAGGACAGGGCCGATGAAAGAGGCAGATAAAGCGTGGATAGAGTTCGCAAACGAAGTACTCAACGCTTCGAAGCGCGAACTAGGAACCAAACGAATCGGAAAAAACTCCCGGTACGGAGTAGCTACGCGTACCCTCCAGAGGTCCCTCGCTTTTAAGTTCCGCTACGGGAAGACCGGAGTTAAAGAAATTCAGCTATACGCCAAAGGGAAAGCGAACGAATACGCCTCTTACGTCCACTGGGGCGTAAATGGGAATCAAGTACGCCACGGCTCCCCGTTCTCGTACCGAACGAAACAGCCACCTACCGAAGCGGTACGGGAGTGGATGAAGGTGAAACCCGTCCGCCTCCGCGACCCCAAAACGGGGGCCTTTATCAAACAGACGGAATCGAAACTAAACTCCGCCGCGTTCCTGATTGCGCGAAGTATCAAGCGTAAGGGAATACCCGGCGTTCGTTATTTCGTTAACGGCTTCGAATGGGCTATCCGTAGGAAGGGCGACAAACTCGCACAGGCCGTAGGGGAGTCCTTCGTAGAAAAGCTAGTAGCCAAAGCCAGCCCTATAACTGTTACTCTGAAACCGAAATAAATGGCCGCTTCCTTTACGTCTAACCCTTCGGAAACGTGGATGCCCGCGGGACAGCCCCTAATCTATACGCTCCAAACGTCCCTCACGATTGATGACACGTTCGCGTTTATCGTGCAGGTATTCGAGAACGGGACGGAGATAGGGAAATACTACCTCAAGCCGAATTCTAATAACCGGGCGCATTTCGACTTAAACCGAGTAATTCAAGGGCGGACGCGGGTAGACGAAAAGGTATACAACGCTTCTACCTTGCTCTTCGATTACTCCGCGCTCCCGTACACCCGTAGCAACGGGAACATGAACAAGTACGAGGTAAAAATCGGGGAGTACACGGGAACGGAGGCGCTCGCACAAGCCACGAAGTATATCTACGTGATGGACGGGTACGAACAGGTTTCTAGCGGCCTGCATCCCTCGTTCTCGGACTACTACGGAACCGCCAGCACGAAGAAGTTCTGGTTAACCGACCGGGAACCCGTAAACAACGTAATTACGATAGAGGCAGCGGACGATGATGAAGGATTCTTCGCGTTTATCAATAACAACACGGTCTCCGACGTTACGCGTCTGGCTTTCCAGCTTATACCTCCGACAGGTGCACCGACTACCCTAACAAAAGACCTCAACACGACGAACGGCGCACAACTCCCGTCCGCGACCTCCCCTGTGAACGGCTTTCTGGTATATGCGGGTATCATGCCCGCACAGGTCCTTACCCCGATTTTCTCCGCGACCTCGTGGAAGCAAATTACCATTACCCCGCAGAACGCGTCTGGGACTCAAGAAGGGAATGTACTGTCTATCATTCGGGACTGCACAGACTACAAAGACCAAGCGGTACAGGTGGCGTTCGCGAACTCGCGGGGCGGCTGGGACTACCTCAAGTTCGAAGGGCGTCCGGGGCGTAGTATCACGACCGAAGAAAAGACCTACCGGAAGGCCCTCGGCAATTACGACGCGACTACGTATACCTTCCAGAGTTTTAACCCGGAGATAGAAGCGTACCAGAAGACCGCGAAACTCCAGTATATCCTAAACGGCCTGTTTAACGTCGCAGATTCTAAACTACTCCCGTTCCTGCTCCGCTCGCGGAAGGTGTACGCAAAAATCGACGGGGTATGGAATCCGGTAACCGTCACGACCTCTCAAGCGACCTATAAGACTACCGCAGACGGACGCGTGACCCAGCTAGCCCTAAACGTAGAACTCGCTCAAGTTATCCGATGCTAACGATTCTCGCATACCGGACCACGTGGAAGGAACTGGAGATTTACGAGTTCGAACCCGTAAACCTCACGTACGCGTTTACGGATATTACGCAAGTCAACAAACCGACCTCCGGATACTCGCAGACGTTCCGCGTTCCTCTGACTCCGAAGAACGAGGATGTATTCGGACCCTACACGCTCGCACAGGTTCCGGCCTACGACCTCAAAGAGAAGATACCAGTTCGTTTGATGGACGGCGGCGTACTGATTATGCAGGGCTATATTCAGGTAAAGGGCTGGTATATCACGGGAGGACAGTTCGTAGATGTCGAGGTAGCGTTCTTTGGAGAGACGGCGGACCTCGCGAAATCGGTCGGGGAGGGCCTTTTGTCGGACTTGGATTTATCGGCCTTTGACCACTCGGTTAGCTACTCGAACGTTACGGGGAGTTGGAGCGGGTCCCTCCTTTCGGGAGACGTGCGGTACGGCGTGGTAGACAGGTTTCGGAACTGGAACGAATCCAGTAACCCCGGCACGTCCAAGATGTACCCTTCGGACTTTACCCCGTTTATCCGGGTCGAGGAAGTGGTTAAAGAAATCTTCGACGCGGCGGGTTTCGAATACGCGTCTACGTGGCTTTCGGGACAGTCGGACCTGTATATGATGCTGCACGCGGGAGGGCGTAACCTACGGTTTACGGAGGACCTCGATTCGATGAAATTCTGGGTAGGCAGAACATCGGACCTGACTTTGACGGCTCCTACTACATGGACCGACGTTACTTTTCAGGAAGGCAGCCCCTTCTACGATTTAGGGGCCGACTTTTCTTCTGCCACGTGGACCGTTCCCGTGACGGGGTTCTATACCATGTCTTTTTATTACAACGTAACCATTGCAACACCGGGGGCTACGGCTCAATTGAGACTCACGGACGGAACAACAAATTACACTATTACTGCAAGTTTAGGGGGTGTTAATGCCAGAGGAGGATTTTCTGGAAACTTTACCGCTGGTACTACTTGGAAATTGCAGGTTCAGACCAGCGCGGGAAATATTACCTTCAAATCAAATGGCAGCAAAGTAGGAATAGGAGGAACCTCGTGGCATATCACAAGCGTGCTCCCGTGGGTTTCGACCTTGGATACCGCACGGAACATGCCGAAGATGCGGCAAATCGATTTCTTAATGGGTCTCCAAAAGTGCTTTAACCTCGTATTTATCCCCGACCGAGTTAACCCGAAGAAAGTCTATATAGAACCCTTTAACGACTATATGTCTACAGGGGACAAAAAGGACTGGACGAATAAGATAGACCTCGGAATGGATATTACCGTTACCCCAACTTCGGACCTCCAGAAGAAGCGGTACGTATGGACCCACTCCGAAGGGGAGGACCTCGTAAACGTCACTTTCCAAAACTCTATCTCCCGCGTTTACGGACAGCACGAAATTCTCGACCCGGCGAACGACTTCGCGACTGGGGAAGAAATCATTACCTCCGGCTTTGCTCCGTTCGTCACGTCGCTAATTCCAGACACGCCACTGAATATCCTCCGGCTGATTTCTGCGGAGGCGCAAGATGACGCCTCGTTACCCGAAGTAAAGGCACGACTGGCATACTGGAACGGGCAACTCGGAACAAGTATCCTCGTGGACAATGCAGGAACGGCGGTAGCGAACGACCTGCCTTTCTTCGGACAGTTCGACACGAACAACACGCAAGATGCGGACGTACCTGCCGACTCGCTCATGTTCGGCATCGAACTTCCGTTCTTCGATATTACCGCGAACCCCTACGACACGCTCTACAACAAGTACTGGCAACTATACGCAAACCAGCTGTACTCTTCGGACGCTCGGATACTTACAGCTACGTTCCGCCTCGAACCCTACGACCTCTCGACCTTCGAATGGAGCGACAAAATCTACCTCTTTGATACGTATTGGCGGGTACTCGAAATATCGGGATACGACCCCACTACAGACGGAACGGTAACAGTGAAACTCCTGAAGATTCTCGGCAACATTCGCGATTGTACCTACCTCCCGGCTACGGGACGCACGGGAAGAATCGAGTTTACCACGTCTAGCGGGTCGGGTATCTTCACAGTGAACCGTACCTGCTGCGAGCGTTACGGCTTTATCTACGACGTTACGACGGCTTATTGTTACCAGCCATGACCCCGAAAGAGTTTCGAGTTAAAGGATGCAAGGACTTCGGTTATATTATCGATGCTCTGCACCTTCTGAAGAAGCCGCGCCGTCCTGTATGGCATAAGGTTTTAGACATGGTGCTCGCGTCGCTGGTTTTCTTCGGTTGGTACGGAGGTTTGTTGTACGTGATATACCGCCTATTCCATGGCTAAAAAACAAGAAGTAGTAGTCGAGGTTAGCGCGAAAACGAATAAGTTAGATGACGCGTTAAAGGCTTCGGAAGAGGCATTCGACAATCTAGGGGAGTCCAGTAAGAAGGCCCTCGAAGGGGCCGACCGGCTTACGGGTGGGCTGGCGTCTGGTCTATTTAAGGGCGTAGCCGGGGCGCGGTCTTTAATCGGTTCTATGGGCCTCCTCAAGGTCGCTCTGATTTCTACGGGAATCGGGGCTATCGTGGTGGCTGTAGGAACCCTTGCGGCATACTTTACCCAGACGGCGGAAGGGGCGAAGTTGTTGGAGCAGGGTTTGAATATGCTCAAATCTGCCTTTACCGTACTGCTCGAACGTGCGGCACAAGTAGGCGGCGCTATCGTTAAGTTCTTTCAGGGAGATTTTCAAGGGGCGGCGGAGGATGCTAAAAACGCGGTTAAAGGCATCGGCGAGGAAATCAAGAAAGAAGTAGCGATAGTAAATGAACTTACGCAGGCTACCCAGAAACTGCGTTCTTCTACTCGAGAACTCACCGTAGAAACGGCAAAACA